CACAAATCTGCGATCCTAGAATACATTGCTGCCTGTAAATGGTATCTATATTTTCTAATAGAATGAGCAAATTCATATCCCGCATGAATAGTTGTTTTAAGGTCAACAATAACTCCGGGAGCTAGCCAATCAAACCTAGCCCTAACCTCTAAATTTTCTACTTTGGGATCTTCCACAAATGCGCTTAACTCAGCTGATCCTTCACTTAAAGCAGCTACAGCGTATGGATTTTTCATCACTGACTCCCTGCACCTCA